TAGTTTCAAGAGGCTTGCTGCCCGCCATTCTGGCTTGTCGAGCCGATCCAGTGCAGCTTGTTCCTCGACGGTCAGTTCATCGGCCTGCGCTGCGCTAGCCTGTGCGGGCGAGGTGTAGAGCTTGGTTCCAATGGGCAGAACCGCGTTGATGACAGAAACATCTTCGTCGTTCTCTTCCACCACGGCAACCGGCTCGCCCTGACCCTGGCGCGCAAGCTGGGCGCGCAGGTCGGCAATCGCATCGGCTGACTCGGCCATCAAGACATCGGCCTCTAGATACAGGCGCTCATCGTTGTGCTCCCGCAGGCGCTGCACAAGGTCATCACTCAGCGCAGCCGCACCTGCTTGCTGTTGCTGTGCGCGATCTGCTGTGATAGCGGCGCGGGCGTACTGACGCATCTGGTCTTCAGTGTAGGCGTACACGTCGAAATTGTGACGTTCCCGCGCTGGCAGCGGCGGCAGTTCCGCACCTACTACGGCCGGCTGTGCGGCGCGGGCCCGAGCGGTCACAGCGGCTTGCCATGCCTTCCACATTCCATGGGTCTGCATCCAGAAGTACCGCCCGTCGTGAGGCTTCTTGAGGTCGTCCTCGGTCATTTCGTAGTCGTCGCGCGCCCACGCCTCGAAATCAGCACGCTGCTTATCCAGCTCATCCGGTGAGAGGGCGATGGTGGTATTGGTGGTGGTCATGGTTCAGTCCTTTCAGTAGGCCTTGCCGGTGCCGAGGCAGTCGGCGCAGGTCAGAATGTGGTCGTTCATCGGGTCGCCGCCATCGCCCATGCATGCCGGGCATGTGTCATCCTCGCCATCTTCATCATCGAGAATGTCCTCGTCGAAGTCCGGAAGGCAGCCGAGCCAGTCGACGCCTGGCTCCCAAAGTTCGACGGAGGGCGCTGCGCGGCGTGCGATTCGTCGCTGGTGCGCGTTCATTCGCCACCTTTCTCGCCCAACGCGCTCTGCTGGTCCTTGCTGGCGGCGCGCAGCAGACGCACGACTGCGTCCAGCGTCTCCGTCACCGTGGCCGCGCTGTGGCAATGGGATTTGCCGAGGTGGCGAGTGATCTCGCTGTAGACAGCATGGCCATCGAACAGGATGTCCGGCACCTGGGCCGGCGCCTGTGCTGCAGGAGCGGCGAGATAGACGCCATAGGTCGTTTCAGGCACGCAGAATTCCGGCATCGAGTCGATCAGCTTGTGGTCCCACACGACATCCCAGTCTCCGACTTCGGCGCCATCGATGCCGTACTCGATATCGCCGGTCGTGATCCAACCGATCGCCTTCGCGGCACCCGCCGTGCTCTGCGCCACTGGAGCGGCTTTGAAGCCGATTGCGAGTTCAGCGGCTGCGTGCCGCGCATCGCGGTGGCCCATCTTGTAGGCCATCTCGGCTGGCGCGCCGCCCAAAATACAGTTCTGCACGTCGCAGCGCAGATTCATGATCGCGTTGTGCAAGTCGGCAGCACCCGCCGTGCTCGGGTTATCTGCCGATGCAGGCGCAATCTCCAGCAGCCGCGCCACCTCCGCCGGCGTGCCGATGGCAACGATGCGCTCGCCGCCTGGCAGCGGGATCAGGTTCGTTTCGGTGCGCGCGCACTGCTGCAGGCCGACGGCGGCCGCGATCAGGCGCAGTTTCAGGTGTTCGCAGGTGGTGTCGATTTTGTTCATGGTGTCCTCGTTATTGTGTGTTGGCCGGTCCGAAAAACGCCACATCCAACGGATGCCGCCACATGCCCACCTGCCGCGCCGGCACCACCTTGGCGCCGCTGAACGCATTGCCGCGCTCCTTCTTGTCCGGCGGCGCGCCATCGCTCCCCAAGCGCCAGATTTGCCGGCCAGCCGGCCCGCGCTCGCCTGAGCGGCAGACCTCGTCCATCTCGCACAGATAGGCCATGTAGCGGCAAACGGTCGAATCCTTCAGCCCGGTCTCAGCCATGATCTCGGCGACGGTCATCTGCTTGGCGGCCAGCAGCTCGAGGATGTGCTCGCAGGCGCGGTCGCGTGCCACCTGCTTGTCGGCGGTCGACTAGCCGCCCTTGGGTATGCGGCGGCCCATGATCAAGCCGCCTTGTCGAACAGTGGGTGCTGATCCGGATCCGCCTGAAGCGCATCACCTTCGTCCAGCAGCTTCGAGCGCTCCTCGATCACGATGGTGACGTAGCTGCCCTCGGCGTCGGCCAGGCTGTGCGCCTCGGGCGACTTAGCCAGCGTCAGCACGCACTTGACGCCGTCCTTGAACACGACCTGGTCGACGGCGGCCTGGAACGTCAGGCGTGCATTGCTGGCGATCAGGTCGACCGCGTTCTGCGTGGCCTTGCGGCAGTCCTGCGCCACGGTGGCCAGCACGCGCTGCTGCTCGGCTTCCTTCATCTGGATCCAGGGCTTCGGCAGCGTCTTCATGTGCTTCGTGGCCGCCTTGATCAGTTCGCCCAGCAGGAACTCTTGCGCGGCGGCCTTGCCGTCGGCGACGCCGTGCACGCCGGGGCGGGCGAACACCGCGAACGGGCCTTCGTCATGCTCAGCCACCACGACGAGGCGCCAGTTGTCGCCGACGGGCGCGGTCGGCATCCAGGCGCTGATGCCCTCGTCGCCGCCGACCCAGCGCGCAGCAATCTCCTTCGCCGGCAGGTCGTCGACCAGGCGCAGCACGTGCACCTCGCTGCCATTAATGACGGCGCCGGCCGCCAGTTCCTCATCGGGCAGCGCGAAATCCGCGAATGCCGGCAGCGCGCCGTAGCCGTTCTTGTCGCGACGCAGGGCGCCGTTGTCGGTCGATTTGGTCGTGTTCTTCGTCATTTACATCTCCTGGTCCTGTTCGTGGTTGGTGGGGTTCTGCTGGTTACATGAAGCCGATCAACTGGTCCATCACGGCGTCGAGCTGCTCACGGCTGTACTGCGTCAGCACGTGCTTGAGGATCACGTTCACCGTGGCGTTGTAGAGGTCATCGAACTCGGCCTGATCCATGTTGGCGAAGCTGATCGACTTGGCCGTCAGCCGCGTCTCGCCGCGCAGGTTCACGGCCATTTCGTAGAAGCCGGCCAGCACGGTGATGTCGTTGCGGAACTGCTCGAAGTTCTTGCCGACGACCTGGCCGCGGTAGGTCGCTTGCGTCGGCTCCCATGCGTCGAAGGCCAGATTCAGCAGCGCGAAGAACTTGCGGTGGAAGCGCGGGTTGCGCTGCTGCTTCACCGTGGCGCGCACGGCGGCGCCGGTCTTGAGCTTGGCGATGTACTCGGCCGCCTGCGGGTCCAGGGGCGCCAGCGCGCCGCCCAGTGTCTTGGTGAGGACGATTTCTTTCATGCCGCCTCCCGATACCCATTAAACAGGTCAACCTTCGCCTGCACCAGTGCCAGAAACGCCAGCACATCCTTTTCCAGCTGCGCGATGTAAGCGTCGTCTCGATAGATGCGCTGCACGAACAGCTTCAAGTGCTCGGCGCCGGCCTGCATGCGCGGATCGAACGAGCAGAAGTCGATCCAGTCCAGGCCCAGCGTCCAGATTTGACCCTGGACCTGCGGGCGGTGATGTTCGGGCATGCCGGTTTCCCAGGTCATCAGGTGGATTGCGCTGTTGTGCGGGCTCTTGATTTCGATACCGCCGGCTGCGCCCACCAGGCCATCGGACGACGCACCGACCCAGGGATGCGCGGCGTGCTTCTTGAAACCGACCTCGCGCACGGTGGCGCCGGTCTCGATCTCGTAGGCGGCACGGGCGTACGGCTCGGCCTCGGTGCCCCACTGCATGGCGAAGCTGGACGGTGTGATTACCGGCTCGCCGGTCAAGCGCTCGACTACCAGGCGCATCAGGTAGTCCTCGCGCGCCTTGAGCGGCTGACCATTGCGCCCGATGGCGATGATGTCGGCAAAGCAGGATGCGGTAGCGTGGCCGGCGCGGTCGCGGAGCCAGTCGGCGCCGCCCTGGTTGGATTGACGCTCAAGCATTTGCTGCCCCCATGTCGATGACGTTCTCGGCGCGCTTCTTCAGCGCGTTCAGGTGACCGGACAGCGTGCGGCGCTGGTCCTTGGTCAGGCGGCCCCAGGCCTGCTCCAGCGCCTCGATGCCCGTGTCAGCCACGGCTTCCAGATCGACCAGCAGCTTCTCGTCGGCCTCGGTGAACTCGACCGTCATGGCTTGTTCGGCGACGGTGGCGGCGGTCTGGCGCGCCGGCCGTGCGTTGATGTCGACCTCAGCGATGCGCTCGGCCTCGTCCTGGTCGAAGATGCCCACGTAGCCGAACGCCAGGCGGGCACACTGGATCATGGCCTTGTGGCGCAGCATGCGCTTCGGGTGCGACTGCCATGGCTTCACCGGGCGCTTGCACTCGCTCAGGTATTCGGTGACCCGGATCGGCCGCGAGCGGTCCTTACGATAGATGACGCAGGTGCATTTTTCATCGTCCTGCTCGAAATCCATGCCGTCGAACTGCGGATTTTCGTTGATGATGCGCGACCAGCCGTCGACGCCCACCACCGGCACGATGCCGTTGTTCTGGTCTGGGAAGGCGTAAATTTCCTTCGTCCAGGGGTTGAGGCGATACTGGTTGGCGACAATCAGCAGCGCCGACATCTGCGCGTCCGATACCTGCCCCTTGAAGGCGGTCGCCTTGAGAACGTTGACCAGGTCTTCCGATTCCGGGATGTTGAACAGGCCGGCCAGCTTCGACGCCTGGGCGACTACGAGTGCGGTGGACATAGATTTTCCTTTCTTGCCGGGACTCTGCCGGCGCTGGTTTTACTGCTGAAATTCGTTCTGTTCCTGCTGCTGGGCCTGAGCCGCCGCCCATTCGTCATGCCAGTCGCGCGCCTCAACCGCCTCCTCATCGTCGTCATCAGGGCGCTCATGCATCTGGCGAGCGGCGGCCCGCATGGCTTCGCGGTATTTGCGTTTCATTGCTGACTCCATTCAGTTGTTTCAACCGCCTCATCCGCCCGCTGCACCTCGGCCAGCAGGATCAGCAGGGCCAGCACGATGACCAAGGCGCGGGCGAGGTCGCGGATCACAGCTGCTCCAGCACGCCGGCCACGATGACCGTCACGACCAGGCCGACGACGCCGAACGCCGGGTGCTTGTTCGTCCAGCCCATGCCGCCCAGCAGCAGGACATCGAGCACACTGCGGCGCGGCGCCGGCTCGGCCGCCTGGCTGGTGGTCCGGGCGGCGATCACTTGGCACGCTCCGAATATGCGAACTCGCCAAAAATCTCCTTCGCTGCGCGAACGTAGGCGGCTTTCGCATCCTCGAATGTGGCGAACGTTCCCAAATGGCGAAGTTTCTTGTGGTCCTTGATGCGGGCCATCCACTTGCCGTTTTTCGCAGGGAGCACGCCCTTGGCGCCGCTGGTGTTGTGGCACGGCGTTTTCGCATTGGCGGCGTTCTGCGCCGGGGTGGCGATGCGCAGGTTCTCGATTCGGTTGTCGTCGTGAACACCGTTCGCATGGTCCAGCATGCCGGCGGGCCAGTCGCCGTAGGTCAGCAGCCAGACGAGGCGATGCGCCAGGATCCCGCACTCCTTGTACATGACCACCAGGTAGCCGCGCGGGTTGTAGCGACCTGCGACCTGCCCGGCCTTCATGCTGCCGCGCGAAACCTTCCAGATCACCTTGCCGTTGTCGACGCGAAGTACCGCTGACAACTCCTCGTATGAAAAATCGGGCATATCCGCTCCTCGTTCTGGCCGGCGCCGCCGGCGGTTGTTGTTCGGTGCCGGTCTTTCCCGGCCGTCAGGCTATTGAGTCGCCACCTTTGACGATTCGTGGACATTTATGGGGACCGTCTTGAACCGTCGCAAAGTCATCCAGTCCCGATAAGCTCACTCGCCAGAGTGCGTTTATCGGGACGCCCGCTTACGCAGGCGCTTCGCCTACTGCGCCGCCGCTGCGGCCTTGCCGTGCTCGTAATTCAGCTCGCGCTCGACTGCATGGATAGCGATCTGGATCCCCGACCGGAGCGCCTCGACGGTGTCGACCTTGCCCGGGTTGGAAAGCTGCGCAGCTGCTTCCAGGCTCGATTTCAGGCGCTGCAGGCACTTGATGGCTTCGGCGCTCATGCCAACACCCCGCGATCCCACAGCCAGCGCATAGCGCGATCGCTCGCCGATTCCTCGGCGCGGCGCCGCTCGGCGGCCTGCACTTCCTTCTCGGCCAGCTCGCCCGCTTCGGCCCACATCAGGTCCGTCAGCAGCTTGCGCATCGCGCTGGCGTCGGTCAGCGTGGCGCGCACCAGCTCGCCGGCCGCCTGGTCGTCGACGATGTAGTCGCCCAGGGCATCGGTCAGGCGCTTCGTGGCGGCGCGGTCGCCGGTCAGGATTGCGCGGCTGAGCGTCGAGAACTGGGCGCGCGTGGCGGCGATCAGCGCGGTCTCGCGCGCTTCGGCGTCGGGGCGGCGGGTCATTGCTGGCACTCCTTGCTCATCGAGGCGAACACGCCAAACGTCGCGATCATTTCGTAGGTGTGACCATCTTCGGTTTCAACCTGGTAGCGCACGTAGCCAGAGCGCAGCTCAAGTGGGGTCATTACGGAACCGCCCTCGAACGGGCCGCGGTTGCGCTCGCGGTACTTCGCGCCCACCTCGGGCACGAAGGCAATGCGCCAACTGGCAAGCATGTATCGGGTGAATGACATCGTTCTCTCCATCTGCCCTGCTGGGCTCGGTTGCTGTGCGTTTTTTGCGTTTCAACAAACTACAACGACAGGTTACAACACAGCAGACTCTACTGCAAGCTAAAGTTGTAGTCAAATGCGAGGAAAAGTTGTAACAGCCGTTGTAGGGCGGTTACAGAGCCGGGGGGGTGTAGGTAAACTGTTGTAGCCTGAACACCTCGGGCGCGCCGGCCCGGCGTCAGGGCAAGAAAAAGCCCGCGAATGCGGGCGTGGAGGATGGGATGCTGAAGGCGATCAAGAACCGCCAGAACGAAAGCACGATTGAATACGTTCGCGACCTACTGGCCAGGTGCGAGAGCGGCGCGGTAGTTGCTGTGAGCGTGGTGGAGGAATCAGGGGATGGAACGTACCGCTACGGCGGCGGCACCAGCCCCAGCCGTCACATGACGGCCGGGATACTGCTCGACCTGGCAGTCGAGCGATTACAACGGGAATAAGCTACTTCTTCTTCGGCTTGGCTTGAGCCAATGCTGTAGCTGCAAATTCCTTGGTCTTCGCAGATGTTTTCGGATCGCGCAATGCCTTACCGGCGTCGCTCGCCACTTTCTTCGAGGTTTGCTTATTATTGCTGGTTGCCATGATTACCTTTCTAGTTGGACTTCGATAGGAACTACATAACCAGGCCTGATTATTCAGGTCTTACTCCCCGCCGCGAGCGGGGATTATTTTTCTCGCTGATCTTTCCATGAGTAGCCATTTGCTCCGCAATTGCGCTCAAGCCCATCCATAGCTTCTTCGGCTGTATGTTGCTTTGCGCGGTAGGAATTCACGGCGACTTGCACGTAGGCGCGGCAGTTCACTGGCAATCCCGTCTTTCCATAAACTGGCTCGGAATTATCATCCTCGGCGCATCCAGCGAGCGACAGAATTGCGCATACTACCCAAAATATTTTCGGCGTTATTTTCATTGGATCGATCTCGCTGAAAGTTCGCCTATTCATTGAAAGAAAGTAATCACCCAGCCAATTAATAGAACGATTATTCGTGAAAAAAATATTTGAGCAAAAACCCCAATCAGAAGCTGAGTGA